CTCTTTTACGGAAGGCTGCCAGATATAATTGCCGTTACCATCCTTTAACTTTCTGATTGCCTTAACGGTAGAATCGTTAAGAAGCCATGTTGCCTTGTTACGGTAAGGCGCACGTAAGCTGTAATACAGATCCATGACATCATCAAATGTGATGGATGTATTTGCTGCAGTCACACCTGTTTCCGCTCCGCCTGTAGCATTGAAAATACCGATAGGCTTTCCGCTACCGTCACCGATGAAGAATGCCTCCTCTTCCTTTGCACCGATTCTTCTACCGAATTCCTTGGAAATGTAGGCTTCGATATTGAATACGGAGTCATTTAAGAGTTCATCAGACACCTTAATCATGGTTGCCAATTTATAAGCACCAATGGATGTCTGACCGAAGCTGTCATCGGATTCAGGGAACTGACCACCCTCATCAATCCATGCTGCCTCTCCACGGCTTGTTACAATCGGAATCTTACGGTCACCGCTTGAAGTGCGGATTACGGTTGCGAGACTTCTGAAGAACACCTCATCCTGTAATGCTTCCACAAGTTTCTTCTCGTACTCATCCGGTACAAGATATCCACCCTCGGAGTCCGTGCCTATGGAAAGAGCGTTCTGAACTTCATAAGACATCTTGTTTCTCATTCCGTTCCAGAACGCTCTCTTATATTCATCACTCGCTCTTCCTGTTTTTTCCGCACCGTTTGGCATAGCAGAAGGCTTATTGATAATCGGCTGTGCGGTTGCCTTGGCAAGTTCCGCATCGATTACCGCCTGTCTCTCCAATCTCTCGATTTCCTTACCGAGATTTACAACGTCTGCCTCCATTCTGTCATAGGTGGCAGCATCTTCCCCGGACACAAATCCGTCATCGGTTCTCTTGGCATCAAGGAATGCTTTCGCAGCCTCCCATGCCTTTGCTCTCTTTTCCTTTAATTCTAAAATCTTGCTCATATCGCAATCCTCCTTAATGTTTTAAGAGACTCAGTCTCTTGTCTAACTGGTTAATTGGTATCATATTTTTAGGCTCCGCCACGGTTACCTTGGAAAGGAACGAATCATTCATGGCCTTACGGGAAAACATAACGGAATCCGTCTGGAACGGCAGTTTCTTTTTCTTGCCGTCCTTTTCCTCATCCTCGTCTTCGCCCTCTCCTTCGCCCTCATTCGGCTTTGGTGGCTTTTCATCGTCCTCTTCTTCCTCCGGCTCCTCTTCCTTTGCAAAGAGGATTTTATCGGCAAATCCGAGTTCCACAGCCTTCTTGGCATTAAACCAAGTCTCGTCATCCATCATCTTGGATAACTTGCTTCTCTTAAGACCCGTCTTATCCTCATAGGCATTTAAGATGCTTTCCTTCACTTCGTTTAACATTCCGATTGCCTTTTCCATTTCCTTGGCATTGCCAATGGCAAGGGTAGCCGGATTGTGAATCATCATCATAGCCACAGGGGACATTAAAACGGTATCTCCCGCCACCGCAATCACGGATGCTGCCGAGGCAGCCAGGCCGTCAATCTTAACGGTTACGCTTCCCTTGTAATCACGGAGCATATTGTAGATTTGTGCAGCTGCGAACACATCTCCGCCCGGCGAGTTAATCCATACCGTGATGTCACCGTCCCCGGAATTAAGCTCATCCTTAAACAACTTAGGTGTCACTTCATCCCCGTACCAAGTTTCATCCGAAATCTCGCCATTTAAAAAGAGGGTTCGCTCAATACCGAGTTCGCCCTCATTCTTAACCCAATTCCAAAACTTGCGTTTCATCGTTTACCTCTCTTTCTGTTTTCCTGCTTCGGTTGCTCTTCCGGCTTTGGCTCTTCTGCCTGTTCCTGTCCGGTTCCGGCAAAAATGCCCGCATCTGCCAACTTGCACATACCACCATTAATCAGATAGAGGTTACCGCCTTCCTCTTCAGGAATCGGATTCATGTTCTCCATCTCCCTGATATCGTTGGTAGAAAACCATCCGTTCTGTCTTCCGGTTGCATATCCGTTCATGCGGGATGCATAATCTCCACGAAGCAATCCGTCCACATTCAACTTAATAAAATACTTGCCCTTCTCTCCCGGCAAAAGGAGTGCCTTCTGTAGAGCCTGTTCCCATCTGATAACCCAAGGGTCAAGTGTGTATTTCACAAACTCCAAAGACTGCTGCTCAATATTACTGAAACTGCTCTTCTCCAAATCTCCTACCATGTGTGGCGGTATTCTGTATAATCTTGCAATCTCATTTATCTGAAACTTCCTTGTTTCCAAGAACTGTGCCTCTTCCGGTGGTATTCCTATCTGATGGTATTTCATGCCTTCTTCCAAAACCGCCACCTTGTGAGCATTGGTAACACCCTTATACACGGAGTTCCAAGACTCCCTTACCTTTGACGGGTCTTTTAATACACCGGGATGTTCAAGCACACCGCCGGGATTTGCACCGTTAGCAAAGAAACTAGCTCCGTATTCCTCACAGGCAAGTGTCATGCCCACGGCATTCTTTGCCATTGCAATCGGAGAGTATCCGATAAGACCGTCAAATCCAAGACCCGGAATGTGAAGCACCTCGTCACTGCGAAGCGTAATATCTCCCATCGTTTTGAAGTTTGGATTCTCATCACTCTGCCTTGAATAGGTGTACACAAGATTGCCCTTGGCATCCCTGTCCACGTCCATCATGTTTGGAAGCAGAGGATACAGACCAAGCACCCTTCCTGCTCCATCCCTTACAATCTGTGCATAGGCATTACCCCAAATTAAAAGATGACTCATAAGTGTTTCCCTGAACACAAATGAAGTCATCTCCGGGTTCGGCTCATCATGAAGAAGCCAATATAAAGGATGGTCATGCACAAGTTCTTTACCACCGTCATCCTTATAGGCATACACATGAAGCGGTAAGGATGCCAGTGTTTCTGCCAATATTCTGACACAGGCATAAACTGCCGTGGTCTGCATGGCGGTTCTCTCATTCACGGGCTTTCCACTTGTGGTTCTGCCGAACATAAATGAATAACCGCTTCCGACTGTATTTACAGGTTTATCCCTTGCCTGTTTGAGACCTAATATTTCTCTGATTCCCATCGCTATCCCTCCAATGTCTGATTGATGGCTTCCCTAATCAGAAGCGCACCAAGTATACTAAGCAAAATCATATGACCTCCTAAAAAACCAAAATACCACGGTCATCATAAACGCTGCCTTCACTTCCCTGATTACGGATTGCTCTGTCAAGTGCCATAACCGTTGCCACGGCAGCATCGATTTTCTCCGTGGACTTTTCCTTATCCATCTTGATATTTCCCGCCGGGTCCTGTCTGACAAACACATTGTCCATCATCCAACGAAGCACCTTATGACCACCATGTGCGATACGCTCCTCAAGGGTAAGTTTCATAAGTTCCTTGGTCGGTGGACTCATATCTTTGTATCCCTGACCGAAAGGCACAACCGTAAATCCCATACCTTCCAAATCCTGAACCATCTGTGTTGCTCCCCAGCGGTCAAATGCAATTTCCTTGATATGGTATTTCTCTCCAAGTTCCTCGATGAACTTTTCAATAAAGCCATAATGAATAACATTTCCTTCTGTCGTTTCAAGACACCCTTCTGCTGCCCACACATCGTAAGGAACATGATCACGTCTGACACGAAGCCTCATGTTCTCTTCCGGTATCCAACAATATGGTAAAATGATATATTTCTCTGTATCGTTCCTTGGCGGGAACACAAGCACAAACGCTGTGATATCCGATGTGCTTGAAAGGTCAAGACCGCCATAGCAGTCCCTTCCGATAAGTTCCTCTTCATCCACGGGAAATGCACACGCATCCCATTTATCCATCTGCATCCAACGGGTAGACTGTTTTACCCATTGATTCAGTCGAAGCTGACGGAAGATATTTTCCTCTGCAGCATTCTCCTTGGCACTGATATAGGCATTTCTTACCTTTTCAATATCAATGGTTTCTCCAAGGGAAGGATTTGCTTTGTACCAAGTAGCCTCACTCGTCCAGTCATCATCATCGGATGCACCATAAATGACCGGGTAGAATGTAGGGTCAATCTTTCTGCCTTCCAATATATCCACAGCCTTTTGATGCTGTTCAAAACAGATGGAATTTCTGTCGTTCCCGGCTGTGGTAATCAGAAAGTACAGAGGCTGTGTTCTTGCATCACCGGAACCTTTGGTCATAACATCAAAAAGTTCTCGGTTCGGCTGTGCGTGAAGCTCATCGAAAATAACCGCATGAACATTCAGACCGTGCTTGGTGTAGGCTTCAGCCGACAACACCTGATAGAAACTGTTGGTCGGCTTATACACCAGACGCTTTACGGACATGACAGGCTTTATCCTTTTCTTTAGTGCCGGGCATTGGTCTACCA